CCAACTAATTTACCAGCTGACAATATTCCTTCTTTGGTGTAAACTCCACCATGGGCAAAAGAAATGCCCACCAACAACATAACCATAAAGTTGTTGCTAGTCGTCAAAACAGTTCCACTTGTCTCAATGGGTTTACGAACACCACGATACTGGCTATGCCATTTCATAGTTCTCTTCCCATCAGCACTCTTCAACTGTATGTCTTTCTTACACTGTTCGACTAAACCAATAGCTCTTTCACAATCAAATGAAGACATTGCAAGCGCATTACAAAAGAATCCAGCGGATTTGACTGATTTATCACAAGCTGATATGTCAACATTGAAAATAAAAGGATCTAAACCTCCTCTCGCCCAAACGGAATCATCGGAATAAATCAAAATCAATGTTTCATTAAAATGCAACCCCCTGGCTATCTCCGACATATATGACAAAATCTCGGAATTCCGGGGTTTGCTAAACATTTTGATTCGAAACACGTTATCTTCAATGACAATGTCGAACTCTTGTGATAATCCAACTTTAATGTACTCAGGTAACTCAGCTGCATACATGCAACCAGCCTCATAAGCCCCTGTTAGACGACCAACTTTCCCACTCTTAGCAAGTTCCAACTTTACACCTCCCTTGACACGATTTGGCATCATCAACTCATCAGTGGAAGAGTGGCCAAACTGCTTGACATAGCCCTGTCTCAACTTCTTCTTCACGTGTTGAATCTGGGCTATCTCCTCTCGGGATAATGGGACGCATCGGCACTCGTTCATCTTGAGAAAGGCGTTTTCAAATAACCACCCCAAGCCATCTCCCACAGTTGACAACCACTCGTCAATGTAAGCACGATGAAATCTTTCTCGATGAAATTGCATATACGTTTGCGCCACTTTCTTAAAGATAGTGTCTATATCTCCCTCAAAAAACTTGTCGCAAGCGCAAACCTCAGCAACGGCATCTGCGTGAGGTATGTTATCCCATATAGCTGCACATGACAATTCATGAGCCAAAATCATTTCATTACGTGAACGTTCCTCATGATGTTCCTCAAGAGCAAAACACCTTTTCAAAGCGCCATTTCTTGTGGTGTCATCATTATCATAAACCAAAAACTTTCGCTCGCCCTCTAGTGAACACATCCTAGTCATATACCAATGTCGATGGACGCGCTCAACTACTTCGAACTCTTTGTGTATGTTCCCTTTGTCATCAAGCACTTCCACAAAATCACCCTGAATGATAATAGAAGGGTCCAGCTCATATACCGGACGCACGGGACACGGAATTGAAGGGACTTCCATAGCTTTTCCGGTCTCCAATGAGACGTGATGCTCATCTTCATCGACATCCAAAGCTGCAAACCGATTCCCATTCACCCTTCCGTTCAAACCCATCATTCCGGCATATTGGTTAGAAGCATTCCACGTAATATGAT